TACTGTATTGAGCTACCCAACGCTCCAGAGGTCAGTTTTAGGAGAACACGTTGATATCATTATGTATTCATCTTATAGATTGGACTTGTATGCACATTGAACGTGTACAGACGCAATTTATATTGATGATTAATGTAAGAATAACAATCGCTTGCCAATACTTTAAGAAGTATTCTTTTTCATTGAGCAGAGTAGAGAGTAGTGAAGTATTGAGCAGAGGTAGTCACTGTAACCCATTGATTGCCTTATATAATATAAACCATAGTTAGGAAGGTTTACTGTCTGAAGTTGGCGCATAATATATAGAATGTCAGTCTCGAGATCTGATCAGCCTGATTAGCCTGATCAACCTGACCAGACAGATTAGCCTAACCTAACTAACCAGATGAGGTTAGTTATGATTGAAGATTTTTGTAAGATAGTTTTTATATTTATTAGTCTTGTATTATTAGCGTGGTCTCCTGTTATTTTTGCGAGTCTGCAATGGTAGGGAAGATTACAGATAATAGACTTTTATCAGGTTCGCAAATTGCAGCCTTGATGGGAGACAGTAGTTACTTTTCACCCAATAAACTTTTTACCCATATCTTAGGCGCGAGAGGTGTTGATGGTTTTGAGATGGTAGATATAGAGCAAAACGAGGCGATGGAATGGGGTGATATACATGAGCCAGTTATTATCAAAAGAACGGCTGATATTCTTGGTATCGACAAGGTAACTGATAAAGTGAGAGTACCCTATCATTACTACCACGATGGCAAGAAATTATTCTCTGTGTCTTTAGATGGCATCCTTCATGTGGAAACCAAAAAGACTATTACCATAGATGATAGATCAACATTTGCGCCACAAGGTTTGAGCATGGACTTTGATATAGAGGGAGATGGAAACCTAGAGGTCAAAACGACAAAGACCTACTTTCGTGATGTACCGCCCCCTCATTTGGGAGTGTGGCAGTTACAAGCTGGTCTCATGGCTACAGGACGTAAATGGGGAGTGATAGCTATCCTTTACTCTGGCTCTCAACTGTGTCTCTATTTCTACAAAGAAGACGCAAAAATGCAGCAAGCCATTATTGAGAAATGCAAAGACTTTTACATGAGAGTCGAGGCGATAGAGAAGGGGGGAGAGATAGGAGACTATATGTTTCCATCGAAAGACCCAAATGATTTAGCTATGGTCTTTGACAGTCACGATAGTGATGCGCCTGTAGTTGATCTTGCAAATGTTGGTGATGAGATATTAGAGATCAATCAACTCAAAAGCATGATTAAGACCTCTCAGGAACGCATAAAAGAACTTGAGGCTGTCGTTATGAAGGAGATGGGTAACAGTGAGGAAGGGGAGTTATACAACAATCTTGGAGAAACATCGCACAAGATTAAATGGATAACAAGGCACTATAAGGCACAACGTCCAACGATGACTAAAGCCAAGCCGGAGCGTTATGAAAGAGCCAAATCTTTAACGATAAAGGAGATGTTGTAAAATGGTACAGTTTGCTAATGAGACGCAAAAACGAGTGTATGATTTTATCAAGCAATACATTCTGGAAAAGGAGTACTCACCCATGCTCAAAGATATTGCTGGAGAGACAGGCTACTCACTTAATCATTGTGGCAGAGTTGTAAATGAATTGATTGCTGATGGTCACTTAGAACGTACCAGAGCTAAGAAAGGCTTGAGAGTTACGTCAACTAGCCATACTTAGAGCTTTTTCTGTAGTCTCTTTATTTCTACGAGTCCACCCACGACCAAATGTCTTGAAGGTTCGCAAGGACTCGTAGAAACTTTGTCTAATAACACTTATCTCTTCAATCATATATTTTACATCTTGTCCGTTAGCTAGAGCTAGGGTCTTGTTTCCTATAACCCCATCTGTTGTTGCCCCACACGCCTTCTGTAGAGCTTTTGATACTCTTCTTGTGCCTGAGTTTACCGCCCAATCAAAGACAGCCCAATCCAAGCCTGAACTTAATTCATCACACTTACATCTATCCCAGTAATTCTTTTTATAAATAGGCGCAACATCTTCAACAGTAAGGTCTATCATTTCCTTTGTGCCACCCCAATCCTGATATACTTTCTTTGTGACTCCAAGGTTAGTCTCTCCACCTGGGTCTTCCTCGTGCCAGACATAGCCCCCTTCGTGATGTAGCAGCATCTCTAGACATTTATCAAAGTTCTCTTTCATCCTCTTCCTCTTCTTTCTTTTGAATATAATTTACCCATTCAAGGTTCATATCAGACGCAAAACGACAGTAATTACATACGCTGTCTTCAACCTCTAATTGATGACCACAGACGTTACATTTGATTTGCGTCACTTAGACTTTCTAGTCTTCTTCTTCGTCTTCGAACTTGGTGAAGAACTTTTTGTCTGTGGGTAGATAGACGTTATAAAACGCCCCACAGTTTGTACAAATGAGCTTAGTAAGTCTTGTATATTTTTCATCAAACCTCTCATCGAAATCCTCATGCTCTAGCTTTGTTGTGTCTCCGTCACAGTGAAAGCATTTCATTCTTTTAGATTATTTCTCGCAACGCCTTTAAACTTCTCAAAGCTCCTACTGGCTGACAAGCCAAGCAATGAGAGAGTTAGCGTGAGAAGACCTTCTGTCTGTATTTCAGGAAGGGGTATATCTGCACCACTTACAGCCACAATCCAATTAGCAATAGGCGCAAGGAAAAATGACCAAAATAACCCCAAAGCACAAATCCACATTATTGCTGGTCTTGCTCCAGCTACAAAGATGCTAGAGTGTTTGGCTTGTGCTAGGTTTATATCTGCTTGTGCCTTTTGCAGCCCAATGATGGATTGCTCTAGTTGTGCCTTTAGTTCATTGGACTTGTCTTTGTCTTCAACGAACTTATCAACAATAGGCGCAACTGAACTTAGAATAGTTGAGATCATGTCTTCTTCTTTCTCACAAATGTCTTAACTTTAGCTGTGGGGTTTGCTCTTTTGCGTGTAACCGCAGACTTAATCTGAGATTTAGTCATAGTTCTAGCTGTAGCTGCCGGAACACACTTTGGATATCCTCTTTTGCTTTTGGTTGCTGACTTACGTCCACAGGGCTGAAACTTACCATCTTTCTTAGGCGCAGATATATCAACCCAGTTGCCCTTCTTCCCTTTGCCAAACCACTTTGTTAATCCACCTCTAGGCTTTGCCATTACGCACTCACAGTCTTATATTTTCCACCACGTTTCTTGTACTCGCGAACCAACCATCCATTTGCGTAAGCAGAAGGATAAACCTTGAATTTCTTCTTTGCCTCTGCCTTTACTCTGGCATAGAGCGATGGGTTTGTTGGTTTTGCGACTTTCTTTTTACTCATGTTCCCACTGCTTTTTGTGATGCTTTATGTGCTGCTGTAAATGACGTTCCCTTTTTCATACGCTTCAACATATCTCTAAGATGTTTAGCTGTATGATGAACCCCATGTCTTTTCATGGTCTCCTGTTGCCTCTTAGTAAGGGCTGATAGGTCTACACCTTTGACTTTCATTGTTTGGTATCTCCATTCTTTTTAAACGCATTAGACGCAATAAATGCCCCTATGATACCCATGTTGGATATCACCCAAGTCGAGGCTATGCTTGAGAGCATATCGAGCCTGTCTAGCGGTACGACAGGCAACATAAGTACAATAATAAAAGCTGTGACGCTGATAGCGGAGAACCAGACCATATAGCGTTGTTGATCTTCTTTCTTGTCTTGGTTTTCAATGCGTATCATCCTCTCTCGTAAAGCAATCTCATTATCTGTTATGATATTGTCACCATTGGCATCAGCCTTTTCCCAGACTGACCCTTTCTGTAATTTCTTCTGCGTCATTTCTTAAAACTATCGTTGAGTGAATCTACTACGCTATCAATGTTGGGTTCTTTACCATTAGGCTCATACTTGCACCTAAACTCCATAGGGCACTGCCCCTCAACTACAAGCGTATAGGTATTGTTTGCTCCTCGATAGAGACAGACCTCTTGTCCGTTCTTGGCCTTTCTTCGCTTGTATCTACGGCACGTTATATACTTAGGGTCTTCTCTGATGCCCTTTCGTATCTCCTGTTCCCACGTCCAATCTGTTAGCTTCTTGAGGAAACAGGTATAGCAATTCTTTATATTATCGCTTTGAGCAAGCTGTATTATCTCATTGTGTCTATAGACGCAAATCCATTCAAAAGCACTTTGACTAACACTTGATTGATGTTTGCGTACAGCGTAACAGTAAGGCTCACCACTCGACAATGAAGACGGCAATAACACCCATAACAGCAACGATAGCCCCAGAAACAATCCATACCAATAATTTGAGGTCATTCATCATTTCAGCCCTTTGTGCTGCCTTTTGCTTTGCCTGTTTAATTTGAGCTTCTTTATATTCCTTGATACGCTTCTGGCGTGTCTCTAGGATTCCTTGAAATGTTCCATGCCCAAAGCGATTATCAATCAGCATCTTGATCTGATACATCTCCTCTTCAGCAAGCTTTGCATCTATCGTTTCAGACGCAATGGAACTTATACTGAATTGACCGGGGGCTACCTTTTTATTCTTTGCTTTATCTATGCGTGATTTGCTGTCGAGAAGTTGGTCTATTTGACTTGCTATATCTCTTACATCAGAAGCTGTTCCTATAGCACTTTTAATACCATCAACAGCAGCTTTAAATGCAGCAGCAGCAGCTATGGCTTCTCCTACACCGAAAACCAATTGTTTCTCCTAAGATTTTAACTAATTTGTAACAACACGCCTATAAGCATAGAAAGCACAGCTCCCATGCCACAGATAAGCCACATCTCTAGCCTCTTGAGGCGGTAGAATAACTCTTTGAATTGTATGTGTGTCTCAGTCTCAATCTTTGTGACACGTTGATCTAAGGCTTTGGTCATCTTAGCTCGGCTTTGTTGGGAAGGTTACAGAAGACATATCTAACAACCCATCGGCTGATAGCTTTGGTGATGCACTTGCTGGTAAATCTCTAAGCTGTTGCCTATACGTCTTCCAGTTATCGGCTAAATTTAGATCGGAACTCGCCATCCAGTCTGTCTCTGCTAAAAGTCGATCTCGTTCAACTCGCAACAATCGCATAGGCTCTGCATTTGTAAGCTCTGTCTTTTTATCAGATACAGCTTTCCATGTAGTTCCAAAGTCACTAGGCGTTGAGCTTTCAATGGCACTTCCATTGCTGTCTGCTCCCATTACTTTTCTAAACATAGCGTTAAACTCTGCTTCAGTTGTTGGCTCTCCTCTGAGTACCCATTCTTTTATTCCTAAACTAGATAATGCTTGTGATATTGATGTCATTGATTTTCTCCTATTGTGCTATTTCCATAGCTATTATTTGTCCTCTGACTCCATTTATATTTGCATAAACAGTCCCATCTCCAGAACCTCCGTTATGAGGTGCAAAGTAGACAGTATACGTTGTAGCATTTGTAGTTGATGGAGCGTCAATCGTTACCGCACCTCCATCAGTACTATGACCCCCAGTAGAATACCCACCTGATGATAAACCCCAAGATGAATCTCCTATATTGGTACTTCCTCTATATAAAGTAGTTTTACTATAGGCTTGGGTCGTTGCATTATATAAACTCATACTGTAAGCAATATATATTTTGCTCGTAGAAAACTTGGGAGTGATTGTAACTGCTACGTTACTAGCCACAAAACTACTTGACGTAGAAGATGTTTGCGTTCCGTCACTACCATCTACAGTTTGTATTACATGACCTTGTGGCATAGCCACCGTACCAGCCGTTGTCTTACCCTGAATTGTATCGACTTTGAGTGTACTCATTTGGCAATCTCCATAACAGAAAAACTAATACGACTGACACTATCGTTCTGACTTACAGTATTTACAAAAACAGATTCAAAAGCCACAGTGTCACCAATACTTCCTGTTGTTGTGTCTTGAAATTCAACAAAAATTCTTACACTTCTATCGTTATCTGTGCAGTATGTAACTACATCTGACCCAGAATTTAATCTATAACCTGCTCTAAATTCTCCGCTAGTTCCCCCTCTGTTAACGGTGCATCCCACTTTGACTAGAAAAAAAGAGTCAGCTTGTTTTCTTGAAAAACTAACAGATGCGGTTCCTCTTGTCGTTGTATTGTTTATAGTTATACTTGATGTTGAAGTTATTCCATAAGAAGTTGGGTCATCATAATGAACTTGAACTACATACTTACCAACACTATCTGCTGTCTGTCCTCGTATGCTGTCTACTTTTAATATACTTGCCATTGTCTTATCCTATGAAGGTTTTGTTGGGAAGGTTACTGAGGATGGATCAAGAACATCAGCATGAGGAGGAGCAGAAATAACTTTTGGTGTAGCTGTTTTAGTTAAATCTCGCAATGCTTGCCTATACGTTTTCCATTCTGAAAGTTTTGTATCTGATAGTGCTGTATCTGGTAAAACTGCCCAATCGCTTTCTAGTAGTAATTTATCTCTTTCTATTCTTAATGCTAACATTTCATTTGCCATAATTTTATCCTATTAAGTGACCCCAAAAAGAAGTATATCTACCAAGATTTCCTCCCGAAGCAGTAACATCTACATTACTTTCATGGGAAAACTGAACTGTATCGTTTACTTCTAAATAATGTTGTATAGTATAATGAAACCTATGGTGTGTATTTGTGCTAGAGTCTTTTTCAGACCATCCCCCGTGATACCTTTTGTTGCTTCCTACTGAACCATTAATTGTTACTTCAGCAGTCATATATACGATAACAGTTGTTGCCGAACCAGTAGCAAGAGTTACACCAAATAAATAAACACCTGCTATTGGAACAGTAAATTTTCCAGTAGTGGTAGAATAATGACCTCCAACATTATGTTGAGTAGTATCAAATATTCGTGTAGTACCTGCTCCAGTTCCAGTACTAAAGTCTGAACTAGGATAGGCAAAAAAACTTGGTCTAGCTGGAGTAAGAACACGCCCACTACTATCTATAGTCTGAGCCGTAGTATTATTTGTATGCGATATTGTTTCGACTTGTAATTTGCTCATACTATCACCCACGTTCCAGACACAGTAACAGTAGCATTAAGTGTAATTGGGCCAGCCGAAACGGCACTGTTATTTGCGTCTATGGTTAATGCATTGTTTATTGTGTTTTCGCTTTGACGTACAATAGGCTCATAGCTCGTATTCTCGCCAATCTTTCCTAAATCATACTCGCTCATTATGT